CGTCAAGGCCGTGGTGCGGGAGTATTGAGAAAAAAGTCCGCGCCACGCGAAAAAAAGTTCTTGACAAACGTACACAAATGATGTATAAAGGGCGTAACATAAATTGAAACCAACGAAGCGGAAGTAAAGTTGCAAGGCGCATCCACAGAGAGTTCTGCATAGCTGAGAGCAGAGCGAAAAGCGGGGCAGCAAATGGGCCGCTGAGGGCAGAGGGAAATGGGTAACCAGAGTATCTTCTGACGCATTGCCAGCGTTAACGGGCAGACGGCGTGTTGGCGCCGTGCAGAGCGGTCGGATTTCCGGCAAACAAGGTGGTACCGCAGAAATTGTTCTTTCTGTCCTTGTTCCCTTAGGGGAACAGGGACTTTTTTATTGCTTTCAGAAAGGAGAAATACCTATGTACGCTCCCGGCAGACGATGGCGACCCCAGCAGGAACCCGCAAACCCATCCAACAATCATTTCAATTTCAAAAAGGAGTATTTTATTATGAAAAAGGTTATTTCTCTGGTTCTGTCCGTTATGATGATGCTTACCATGTTTGCCGGATGCAAGGCTTCCGGCACTGCTTTCCGCTTCATGTTTATGGGTGCACATATGGCGGTAGAAAATCACGGGGAGGGTATCGGTGAGTTCTTGCAGCGGAGAGTAAATTTCATTGTTTCCGCTTTAGGCTCTATCAATCCAACCGAGTTTAGCAAGGCATCGCAGACCATTGACATAGAAACAGAACTGGTTCCATATATGATTGATGATTTGAATGATAAGGTGACTACTGCCGTTTCCGCTGTCAGTGGTGGCATCTGGTCAACGCGTGAGGGAATCATGTTTGCCGGAAATGCTGATAGGGTAGAAGAGGAACTTGCAGAAATCAAAGAGGAACAAGCAGCAAAGAATGAGCAAATCGGAGATAAGGGAAAGAAAAACGCCTCTTAGTTAGAAAAATTACGGGACTTATAGTTTTAGTATAAGAAAAATAGTTAGCGGTGGCTTCAAAGAGTTGCCGCTATTTTTTTTGCTCTTTTAAATTATAAATATTAGAATATAATTTTGAATTATAGAATTATATATGTATTTTTGTCACACGATAATTGAGTAACCAATGAGAATATTTACCGAACAAGCATTAAAAGAATATGCAGAGAACCATCCCGATTCAAAGGTCGCTTTGCAAGAATGGACTACCATTGTGAAAAGAAGCAAGTGGACCTGTTTTGCCGATATTAAGAAAACGTTTAATAGCGTTGATAGTGTAGGTAATCAACACTATGTTTTCAATATCAAAGGCAATAACTATCGTTTGGTAGTAGTGATTAAATTCACTATTCAGTTTGTGTATATTCGCTTTATTGGTACTCATAAAGAATATGATAAAATAGATTGCGCTAATATTTAGGATTATGACAAAGATAGAAAATCAAGCCCAATATGAATGGGCGGTGAAAAGAGTAGAGGAACTTCTTCCATTAGTGAAAGATGATACTCCTTTGAATGACCCAAATAGCATAGAATTGGAGCTTCTTTCTAATTTGGTTGCTGATTATTCCGAAGAACATTTTGCATTGGGAGAACCAACACTTGTGGATGTTCTTAAACTTCGTATGTACGAAATGGGGCTTAATCAAAAATCACTTGCAAAGTTGGTTGGTGTCAGCCCTTCACGGCTAAGTGATTATATATCCGGTAAATGTGAACCAACTTTGAAAGTTGCTCGTGAGATAAGCCGAAAGCTAAATATTGATGCTAATATAGTGTTAGGTGTATGATAGATGTTAAGGAATTAAGAATTGGAAACTATGTTTTCCCTAAAATGATAGTGGAAAAGAATCTGTAATTGGAGAGATTTTTGCTATTAACAATTATTTGGTAAGTATAAAGGGGAATCATAACCAATATGATTATCATCTTCTTGAGCCTATACTTCTTACAGAGGAATTACTTTTGAAGTGCGGTTTTACAGAATTGTATTCAGACTCAAAGGGCTATATATATAGTGTCAATAATATCGAGTTTATTCGTTCCTATTTTGATACTCCAAGTTACTTTATAAAAACGAATGAAGAGAACGTATTATTTGAAAAGCCCATAACCTATCTTCATCAGCTTCAAAATATATACTTTGCCTTAAATAGGAAAAGAACTTGAAGTGAATTTATAATATATCATCTAATCATATTAGGCGTGATTCCATTCGGTTTCACGCCTTTTTTTATACCATTTTACGACAATAAAACGATTGTCGTGTATCATCTATCTGATAATTTCTTACACAGCTTATTAATAGCGAAATTTACCGTAGAAATTTATAAATCAAATTCATACGGTATGACAATCCTAGAACAAATCTTAGCAGGGCTACAACAGAAATTCGCTGGGGTGGACACTGCTATTCTTACCCGCATTGCCACCAAAAAGGCAGAGGGTGTAACGGACGAGACAAAAGTAAACTCAATTGTTGAGGGTATCAGCTTTTCGGATGTGCTTAATTCCTATGGTGATTTCCGTGCTGGGAATGCTTCCAAGACCGCAGTTTCCAACTACGAGAAGAAACATAACCTTAAAGACGGTAAGCCAATCGAGACTACCACTACTACCAAAACGGAAGAGAATAAAGACGATGTGCCTGCATGGGCGCAAGCTTTAATTGACTCCAACAAGAACCTTTCTGATAAGCTAACACAGTTTGAAGCAGAAAAGGCTCAAGCAACACGTAGCCAGCAGATTTTGGCAAAGGCAAAGGAGTATGGTATTCCCGAAAACTACGCCAAACGATGCGCCATTAAGGACGATGAGGACTTGGACGCATACTTCAAGGACTTGAAGCAGGAGTTTGCGAATGACGGCTTTAAGGGTGTAGTTCCTCCAGATACAGCAAAAAAAGAACTGGAGAATGAAACTCAGGCGTTTGCGAAAATGATTGCAGACGACACTAAAGAAATTGTAGAACAACAAAAACAGTGATTTTATGGCAGCAGGATTTAAGTATAATCTTGAACCGGAAGTTGAGCAGGAAGAACGCTACGACGTAGAAACCGGACGCAGACGCAGAGGTCCGTATAAGTTGGACACAACCAACCTCGTTGTCGGCTCGTACTTGCCCTCATTCACACCGATTGCAGCTGACTTGGTGAAGAAAACATCCCAAGTGGCTATCCGTGTGGAAGTATATGAGAAGTTTACGACAGGCTCCAATACCACATTGAAAATCAAGAAACGTTCTTTGGCTTACAAAGGTATGCACTTGGGTAACGGTGCGCATGGAGCGACAATCAACGCTATTGACAAGGCTGACAAAGCTTTTGATAAGCTGACGTTAGCGGCAGACTTTGGAGAAAATCTAGAAGCTGGAACAGTTCTTTACGAAGCGACAGCCGCAGATGGTACAACGCCCAAAGTTATCGCAAATTCAGCTCTGTATGAAAGGAAGCAGGTAGAGGATGGCATAGTATTGGTTTCCCTTTTGATGCGTGCGTTTGAAATCGAACCGACCAAGCTGGTAATGCCTTTCGCAGATATTGACAAGGCGAATATGCCGCACTTCCAGTTTAACGCTTTGGATGTCAAACAAGAAAAAGAAGCCGTATCTATTCCTAAGGCTTCTTCTAGTCAGGACGGTTTGATGAGTAAGGAAGATAAAGTCAAATTGGATGGGGTTGCAGCACAAGCTAACAAGTATACTTTAACAGCAGCTACGACTTCTGCTCTTGGAGGTGTAAGGCAGGCAGCCAAAGTGAATGATGCATCTGGTACGGTGTCGGTAGAAAACTTTAACGGATTATTGACAGCGTTGAAAAACGCAGGTATAATGGCAAAATAAAGAAAGGAGGACTAATATATGATGCTAACTATTCATACATTGTTTAATGACCCGAACATTGTAAATGCAGTGATTCAGCGTGTCCTCAAGACAAGAAAGGACACAATTTATTGGCAGCAGTATTTGGGCTTCCGTAGGACTACTACTCGTGTATTTAAAGACTACATCGGTCAGGTTACTGGCGTGATGGCTGGTTCCATCAACTCCCGTTATGGCGAAAAGCCTATCCGTGAACGCAGGAATATCGGTTCCGGATATGGTGAGATTGCCTATTTGGGTGACCGCTATCAAATCTCAATCGACCGTTTGTCTGACTTGCAGGACTTGATAGATAAGTATAATGCCGCCAAACCGGAAGACCAGAAAGCAGCCATGCGTGACATCGTGGACTTCATCTATGACGATTACCGTCAGGTATTGCTGGCACCGCACAAGCGTATGGACATTATCGTAGGCTCTCTGTTGATGACTGGAGCAGCAAGCGTGAAGAACAAGGACGACAATGCCGGAGGAATTGACTTATTGAACATCGACTTGCCGTTTAAGTTTATCAAGCCGGACACAGAGGATAAAGACTATTTCGTCACTTACTTGCAGCAGAAACTGAATGAGCTGAAATCTATTTACGGCACATTCCCCAAGATGATTATGAGCCGTGGCACATTCATCAAGAATATTATCGGTTCAAGTGAATTTGGAGATAAGTTCAAAATGCAGCTTACAGGCAATGAAATGTATATGTCTACCGGGCTTATCACCTCGCAACTGGCTTCTACCATTTTTACAGGTATCGGACTTCCGGCTATTGAAATCAAGGAAGATTATGTGGTAGACCAAACAGGTAAGAATATCCCCATTTATGCAGATGGTCGTATTTCCCTGCTTCCGCAGGATAAAATCGGTTATATGCGCTTCCACACTCCTTATGAAGCTGTGGATGGTGTACCGGGACGTAATTACACTCAGGCAGATGGCGATATGCTGATTTCAGGTTACAAGGACGGCAATGGTCGCTATCTGGAATACACAGCCGAATGGATTCCGCAGATTGCGAACCCGAACCTGATTGTGAACTTCGATTTGAGTGAGATGAACGCATGACAGTAAACGATTATATATTACAGAAGTTTCAGACCTTCGGCGTTAACTTGTCGGAGGCTGACCTTTTCGATATATGTCTGAACGCAAAGATAAGCGGAGGGGGTGAGATGAACGAGGATTGCCAAACACGGGTGTCGGTGGCAATTGCGAAGTTCATCCCCTCTCTATTGCTTCGTGCCACTTCCATCAGCGAAAGCGGTTTTTCTATGTCTTGGAACATTCAAGGCATTAAGGATTACTATTCATTTCTGTGCAAGCGGTACGGTTTGAAAGACGAACTGGGTAACAAACCTAAAGTGACTTTCTTATGATATTCGCTCCACACATATTGCAGGTAAAAGTTATCACCCCGATGGATAAGGATGAGTTTGGCAGACCTATTCCCGGAACAGGTGGTGAATACTGGCAGGAGGTATGCAAGTGCCGTTGTGATGATAACACTACCAAAGAGTTTTCATCTGATAACGGCTCTGTGTATCGTCCGAATTATCATGTGGTATGCGAGAAGAGAATTACTGTCAAGGCTGGTGATGAAGTACGTTGCATGGATGGTGATAGCGTAAGAGGTCAAGGCGAAGTTTATACAGTGAAGAGTACAAACTACTTTAACTACTCGGAATTATGGATGTAGATTTCGATTTCTCAGATGTCGACTCCTTTTTCGATGAAGGAGAATGGGAGGTCGAAAAGAAGATGATTGATGTAGGCGATGAAGCCGTGAAGTACGCAGAGGAACATGGGGATTATCAAGACCATACACTCACTTTGAGAACGTCCAATGATTACGATGTCAATAAAGACGGTTTGACATTGAAAAACGAAGCGGAATACGCATCATTCGTAGAATCTAAAGGGTATGATGTTTTGAGTAGTGCTGCTTTATTTGCGGAGAAACGATTAAAAGAAGAATTTGAAAAATGAAAAAGTACATTGGAACAAAACAGATTGAAGCAGAACCTATGACAATGGGCGAGGCTTATGAAAGAGGTTTATTACAAGTTGGCAGAGTGCCTGATGCAGAGTATGCAAAGCGCATGGGTTATCACGTTAAATATGCTGACGGGTACGAGAGTTGGTCGCCAGCGGAACCGTTTGAGGAGGCGTATAAACTCGCCGATACATCACTTGACCGTATGCAGATAGAAGCCGAAGAAGTCAATGGAAGATATGTAAAGTTAGCCGCTTTCATAGATTCAGGGAAAATGGATGAAGTCGTTAATGATATGTACAACAAGTGTTTACTGGAAATGCAGTGTTGTACAATGTTCGACTATATACGGCTTCTTGATACTCGCATACAGCGTATGCAAGGTTCTGATGGTGCAAAAGTAATAAAGATGAATTTTGGTATGGCTATTATGGCTCTCAAAGCAGGTTTTCCAATTCGTAGAAGCGGTTGGAACGGAAAAGGATTAATGGTGTTCAAACAGGTTCCAGCACATATTGATAGTGATATTATCCCCAAGATGCAATCTATTCCGCAATCAGCAAAAGACCTTATTCTGAAAGGCAAGGGCTTTATTGACTACACAAGCCAGTGTCTTATTTACAATGAGAATACCGGACGCGCTGATTCATGGGTTCCGTCTATCAGTGATGTATTTGCAGAAGATTGGGAGATTGTGGAATGATAGTAACTACCGACATAGGAAACATCCTCTACCGGGACTGCAAGGCTTTCGGAATAGATCTAGTGCCTGATGGTGAAACGCTGACGGGTGAATTGAAGTCCGAAAGGATTGTCATCCACACGAAGAAACAACAGCCGGGAAAGTATTGGAAGAAATCTTTCGCAGAAGTGAATCTATGTGTACCCAATTTAAGCGAGAATGAAGCGAACACAATCCGGCTTAACGAACTTGAAAGAAAGGCTGGCAAGCTGCTTGATGATGTAGTAAGTACCTATGACGGTACAACCTATCGTTACTCTATCGAATCAATTGGTACGGAAGCGGATACGGCCTTGAAATGTCATTATGTGAATGTGAGAATTTTATTTGAAGTAATAAATGTAAAACTATAAGATTATGATTTCAGCAGTAGGAATAAAAAGAATCTTGTTTGCCGATATTGATAAGGTAACGGCAGACATTACCCCCGAAATCGCAAAGACTTTGATTCAAGCCGCTATCAAAGCGAAAGATGAGGTTTTGAATGTACACGGGGAAACGTGGCAGATTGAGGAAACGGAAGCCTCTGTCACCGGGTACAAGAACCAATTAACGGGAAAGAATTACCGTTACGATGATGTGCCGGGAGAAGTATCGCCCGCTTTCTCTATCGGACAATATGACTGGAAGACCAAGAAAGCGTTCATGGGTGGCGATGTTATTCAGGCAACATCTAAAGATGTAGGTTGGAAGCGTGCTTTGGATAAAGTTATTATCAACAAAGCATTGTTCTGTCTGACCGATGATGATGTCTGGTTCATCTTCCCAAAATGCCGTATTGTTTCCCGTGAAGCCAATACGGATAAGGCAATTGCAATCGCTGTAAAAGGCTTGGTGCAGGAACCGGGAATCGAAGGTGTTTCTTCTGAGTATAACTATGAAGAAGGGCAGATTAAAGCTTTGCAGGCATGAACTACAGTAACCATTGTACCTACTCCTTCCGATGCGACCGTAAAGCTGGACGGTGTAACGGTCAAGTCAAAGCAGGTGAATGCTGGGGCTACCGTTCACTATGAAGTGTCGAAAGTGGGGTACGTCACTCAGTCAGGAGATATTAAAACCACTCCTTCTGAAGTTGATACCACTCTTAAAAAAGAGATAACATTGGTAAAAGCACAAGAGTGATAACCGGGGGATGGATATATACCATTCCCCCTTTTAGTTTAAGAATATGAATCAAGCAGCAAAAACGGTTTCTGATGCTTTGTTAGGGCTGGATTTCATGAATGTGGAGATAGGAGGGATGGTTTATACCATTAAACCTCCTACAATTAAAATTATCTGTCGTGCCATTCATCATTTTTCCAATATCGGCATGACTGGAGATAATGTCATGGAAGCTATTAAAGAGCTTCCTGAAGCTACTGAAGATATGCTGAAAGGTATTTCATGCTTTATCTGCGGGAATGATAGTTTGGTCAAAGAATTGGAGAACGGCACTTTTGAAGAAGTCAAAGATGCCTTGGAAGTCTGTTTCTCTATGATGGATATTTCGGCTTTTCAGTGTGTCAGCTCGATGAGGAACGTGTCGATGCTGGCAGCAAGACCGAAACAGTAGGAAACACAACGTTCTTCGGGCAGATAGCCCATTTGATTGACACGCTGCATCTGAGTTATACAGAAGTGTTTGAGATTATCCCTTATCGGAATCTGCTGATGATGCAACGGGATAAATTACGCGCAGTATATGGTGGTCAGAAGGTGAATAGAATCAGTGGTAAGGAATTGGCTAATCGTAGGAAAAAGAAATAGATATGTCAAAATTATATTTTAAGATAGGTAGTGACTGGGAAGAAGTTGTAAGACTTCGTAATGAAATTGCAAAATTAAAGCAGGAGTTAATGAGCATGGATGGCACGCAGACTCCTGCTGCTTTCAAGGCTTTGAATGCCCAACTTGCTGCATCCAACCAAAGATTGGATGAGTTGGTGACTAATGCAGCCAAAGCTGGAGCGGAGATGGAAACGGGATTCAAAAGGAAAATCTTCGATGCTTCTCAGGTCGTGAATGGATTGTCGGAAAAAATAACATTTCAACGTGGAACTATCCAACAATTGAAAAATGAATTGTCCGGTCTTAAAGACAAGTATCGTGAAGCATTAAAACAGGATGGTGATACTTCTTCCTTAGAAGCTAAAATAATGTCTACAAATGAAAAATTGAAAGAGCAAAAAAGTTCTTTATTTAACCTTACCCAGGAACAGGCTAACGCCCGCTTGTCAGTAAAGAAGCTCCGCGATGAATATGCTTTGTATCGGCAAGATGGTGAAAAAAATGTAGATGTAACTAAGCAGGTGGAACAAGCCATGTCTAATATGGGTAAGAAACTGCTGGGAGGTTATTCAATCAAAGAATTCTTGTCAAGTATGATTCGTGTTCGTGGCGAATTTCAATCCATGCAGACCGCTATTGAGACTATGGTTGGAAAGGATATGGCAGGGCAACTGATTCCGCAAATCAAGGAGCTGGCTAAGATTTCTCCACTTACTATGTCAGATATGGTTGGAGCAGAAAAGATGATGCTTGGATTTAACATACAAGCAGAAGACACTATCAAATACTTGAAAGCCATTAGTGATATTTCTATGGGGGAATCCAGTAAGTTCAATTCGCTGACTTTGGCATTTTCACAGATGTCAGCAGCGGGTAAACTTATGGGGCAGGATTTGAATCAAATGATAAACGCTGGATTCAACCCGTTACAGATTATCTCCGAAAAGACCGGAAAATCTATCGCAACTTTGAAAGATGAAATGTCCAAAGGTGCTGTTTCCGCTGAAATGGTTCAACAGGCATTCATTGATGCAACTTCCGCAGGTGGTAAGTTCTATAATATGTCTGAGAATGCCTCAAAGACTATCAATGGTCAGTTGTCTATGATGCAGGATGCTTTGGATTCCGTGTTTAACGAATTGGGAACTAAGTCGGAAAGTGTTATCATGGACGGTATTCAAATGACAACTTCGTTGATTCAGAATTATGAAACAGTAGGTAAGGTCTTGGCTGGATTAGTGGTTACTTATGGTACATACCGGACCGCAGTGATGCTTGTTACTGCTGCCGAAAGTAAACATACTCTTGTGGAGATTGGACTTACCAATGCTCGTTTATTGGCAAGAAAGGCGCAGTTGGCTCTTAATGCTGCTATGCTTACTAATCCTTATGTAGCATTGGCTACGGTGGTTGTTGGATTAACAGCTACTATGTGGGCATTCAGAGATTCTACAACCGCTGCTGAAAAAGGAACAAGGAGGTATAATGAAGAACAAGAAAAAGCGACCAAACTTGATAGAGAACGGAAACAAAAAATAGACGGTCTTATTCAAAGCTCTCGTGATATTGCATTGTCTGACTTGCAGCGAGGTGAAAGTTTGGCGGTATTACGAAGCGAATATCCCAAGATATTTGCCCAATACGATATTGAATCAATTAAACTTGCTGACATACTTCAATTAAAACAACAAATAGCCAAAGAGGATGCAAAGCGCGCAGGCGAGGAAGTTGCAAGAAGTTTTGAAGCTGCTAACAAAGCTGTTTCAGACTATGAAAATGCCCTTTCTGCCAAACAAATCAATGGTGGTAAATTAACACAGCAGGAAATAAACAAGTTAAAAGAACTTCGCTCTTATAGAGACCAATTTCTTGTTGATAAAGGTAAAGGTATCTCTGAACAGTTCATATCCAATCTTAAAGATGTTGATATTAGTGAGTTTGACCGCTACATCTCTGAGTTAGAAAAGAGTATCAAAGGGAAAGGTAAAAATGGAACTGTGAAACTTCGTTTGCCTATTGATATTAAGGGTACTTTGTCTGATGAAGCAATCTATAATGTGAAAGACATAAAAACACTTATAGATACAGCAAAATCAGTCAAGCAAACCCGAATTGATTCAGAGAAGAATAAAACCACCTACAAGCAGGATTATGAGAAAGCAAAGAAAGACTGGGATGATGCTAAGAAGAAACTTTCTGAAATAGAAAAGGATAAATCCAAGTTTAGTTCAAAGCAATATGAAGAAGCTAAGAAACGAGTAGAAACAACTGAAAAAGCCTATAAAAATTTAGGTGGTATTACCGGAAGTTCATTAACCAAGCAGGAAAATCAAGCCAAGAAAGAAGCCGAAAACCGACTTAAACAGCAAGAACAGCTTGCCGAACAACTTCTTTCCCTCCGCCGTAAGAACCAGCAGGATGAAATCAACCTCATGGCTGATGGAACAGAAAAGAAGCTGGCTCAGATTGACTTGGACTATCAGAAAGAACTGGATGCCATTAAAAAACAGCGCAAGGATTGGGAAACGGCGCAAGGTGGAAAGCTGACCGACAAACAAGAGGCGAAGCTTGGCACATGGGCTTCCAATGCCGCTAAAAAAAGGGAAAGCGATATTGATTCAACAAGTAAAGCCAAGCTCGAAGCCGACAAAAAAGCATGGCAGGAGTATTTCATTGAGTTCGGCAACTACCAGGAAAAACGAAAGAACCTTATTCAGAAGTATGATGATGAGATAGCGAAGCTGCAATCAGACAGCCCCGAATATGCCATCAAGGTAGCCGAAAAGAATCAGGCTGTAGAGCAACTGGATGAACAGTATGGCAGAACTACCCATGCAATGGCTGATTTGTTCGAGGATGCGAGTAATAAATCCGTTTCCGCTATTCAAGACATCATAGACAAGTACGAGGCCCTTATTGAATACATGTCCGGTACCGATAAAGATATTTCTATTGCCGATTTGAAAGGAATAGGCTTTACCGATAAGGACATTGAAAAGATAGAAAAGGGTGAAATTTCCATAAAGGATGTAACGGATGCAATCAGGGGACTAAAGGATGAGCTGAAAGGTAAATCACCATGGCAGGCTTTCGTCTCTGACTTGGAGAAAGGGATAGAAGCCATAAAAAAGGGTGGCAGTGATTCCAAGAAAGTCGGTCAAGGCATCACCGATATAGGAAATGCCGTAACGTCTTTTGCTCCTGCATTGGGTGAGTTCGGTTCTAACATCGCCAACATATTCGGTGTCAGTGATTCCGCCATAACAGGAGTTACCGATGCTTTAGGAGGATTGGGCACTACAGCCATTGGTGTCGGACAAATCATGTCCGGTGACATTGTTGGAGGTGCAATGAGTGCAGTCAGTGGAATCTCTTCTGTTGTATCTGCGTTTGAAGGGTTGTTCGGTGCTGACTATTCTGATTACGAAAACATGAAAGCCCAATATGAGACATTGATAGCCATTTGGGATGAGCTTATAACCAAGAAGATGGACTACATCGACATCGACTATGGGACGGAAGCGATAAAAGCGGCAGAAGAAGCCGAACAGCTTGTAAATATTCAGATAAGCAGGCAAAGGCAACTAATCAAGCAGCTTGCATCCAGCGGGGCAAGTGCCGGCTCCCACTCATTGGGATACCGTATAAATGACAGATTGTCCAAGGAGGACTATCAACGAATTTCAGGTTTAGTCGGGCAAAAGATTACAGCGGAATATCAGTTGTGGGATTTGTCTTCCGAACAGATAGAAAAGATACTTTCCGATGAAAAACTGGTTTCTGTACTTGATACCGTCAACAAGGATTTTGTTACTTATTTGCAGAATATTGTAGATTATGGAGAACAACTTACCGAGATTGCACAAAAAGAAAAAGAGGCTATTACTGGAATAGGCTTCGATGAGTTTAAAAACGGTTATGCTGATTTGCTTTCTGATTTGGACAGTACCAACGAGGACTTTGCAAATAATTTTGAGAAGTATTTGCAGAAAGCCATCTTCCAATCACTTATTGCCAATGAGTACAAGGACAAAATCAAAGAACTGTATGATGCGTGGGCGAATTACGGGAAGGATGGTCTGTCTTCCGATGAAGCGCGAGAAATTCGTGATATGCAGGCGCAATTAACAGATAGTTTGCTTGCAGAGCGAGAACAGCTAATGAAAGATTTTGGATGGTCTCTTTCTACCGAGCAGCAGTCAGCTTCATCCAAAGGCTTTCAGGCAATGAGTCAAGATACCGGCGAAGAGTTGAACGGGCGGTTTACAGCATTGCAGATTGCAGGAGAAGAGATAAAGAATCAGAATATTATTCAATCTCAATCACTTAATCTACTGACAGTAAAAGCAGATGCTCTACTTTCCATAAATACGGAAACAAGGAATATCGCTGATGATACGCGAGATTTGATAGCACAATCTTATCTTGAATTGGTTCAGATTTCGGAAAATACAGGAGCTATTGTAAAACCAATCATTCAAATTCAGAAAGATATGGCAGAAGTGAAAAACAATACATCTAAATTATAAACTATGTCAGATTTATTGATAAATACCCAAGACGCCTACACAACATGGGGGGTAAGAATGGGAGAGGGCTTTCTTGATGTACTTGGGGCATCATCACCCATGAAAGAATTTATAGAAAATAAGTCCCGGTTGGAACATGGAAAACGTGTGATAATCAATGACCCCAAAATAGATGAACGGGAAATAACACTTTCTTTTACAATTGAAGGAAATTCCCAATCCGACTATCAAGCAAAGAAAAAAGCTTTCTTTGAAGAATTGTATAAAGGTGTGGTTGATATTCAAGTTCCGGCTAACAGTAATGAGATTTATCATCTGATTTATCTTGGGAAAAGCGTTGCTTATGCACAGAGTTTAGACCAGACTTTCGGAAAAATTTCAGCCAAGTTTAACGAGCCAAATCCGAGCCCGGAAGGGCGAAAGTAGATGATAGGGTGTGGATAACACACCCTATTTAGTTTATTCTACTTTTACGTTTATGTTCTTTCCACAATGGGGACAAGTAAGGGAGAGACTGTCTTTCTTTGGTTGCTCAAATAATTCAGAAATATCACACTCAATAGCACTTGCAATACGCTCCAACACTTCTATTGATGGATTACCATTTATATGCTGAGACAACCCGGTCGGAGTGATATTCATTCTTTTGGCAACTTCTCGGACTTCTAATCCATGTTCTTTAATCGCTTTCTTAATATTCAAACCCATAGCTTTGATTTTTAAATTTAATGCAAAGTTACTGTATTCTTAATAATCAAAGTTATCGCTTTGATTAAATATGGTTAAAATGAAGTTTTTGCTTTGATTTTATTTTGCTTAATCAAAGTTATCGCTTATATTTGCAACATCAAATTAAAGCGATAAAAGTAATAACGCATAAAATATTAAGATTATGAACCGTTACGATTTAAGTAGAATAATGAAGTCTGCCCATCAGATAAAGAAGTACATGAAACTGTATTCTCTTACTCACGGTGTGAAGACTTGGGCAGACTGTTTGAAACTTGCTTGGGCTAACGAAAAGAAGCGTGTGTCTGACGAAGAAGCGATAAACGCAGAGAAAGAAGCCATGAAAGCCGCTTTGGCACAACCTGCAAAACGCAGTTCTTATGATGATTTGTCGATACCTCAATCAGCGTATTACAATCCGTATAGTTACGGGCGTTTCGGTGCTCATTATGTGGGTGATTAAAAGAAAGTACTAACATAAAATATAAAAGTTATGGCAACAATTCAATTGAGAGAAAGCGATAGAAGTAGGGCAATTAACCTTAATCGCAAAAATGATTATGGTTTGGATAATAAACAGATGATGCGCCTTATCAATGCCCACCGAAAAGGCGATGCGTACAAGCGTGCTTTGATAGAGTTTCGCTTGACTGATATAAACTTTCATCGTGAAGTCGAAATGCTAATGAACGGCAAGTATGACGAATTAAAAGAAGAAGTAAAAAAGTGGTAACATAAGTTTATAAGGTGATTTGCAGAGTATAACACATAAAATATAAACGATTATGGTAACAGAAATTAATATTGAAGAGATAAAGAACGTATTTACAACCGATTATTACTCAATATTTTATAGATAATAAGTCAGAAATATGGTTGTTATTTTTAATTGCACATTC